TCGATGGGTTTCGAGAACCAGCTGCCGTGCCTCGAGACCAGGACCATCTGGTCCTTCCCACCGCGCGCCGGGTCCACGCCCATCGCGGACATGACCCCATGCGGCTCATTCTCACGCAGCCGCCAGCGGCGCTGTGCGGCGTCCACCCAGGCGGAGGGTATGACCTGCCACTCGTGGTCGTCCTGGCCCGCTTTAAAGTCACCGTCTCGCATCTGCGACCGGAGCGGTTCGGGCAGGGCCTCCAGCTGGTCAGCGTAGCCCGTCCGCATCAGGAAGGGGTTGTCTTCGACCGAGGCCGGGATGAAGGTGCGGGAACGGGGCAGCACCCAGCGGGTCTTGCCGCTGGCACTGGTGACCTTCACCGGGCAGCCATCCTCCACGATGGTATCCTTCCCATCCTCGGTGATGTAGTAGACCAGTTCACCCGGTGCGACCTCCCCATAGAGCGGATGCTCATCATCCAGCCAGGGCGCCCAGTATTTCAGCACCCACAGCCCCTCGGGTGTGGTGGGCGGGTTGCCTGTCGCGACCACCCTGCAGCGCTGCTTGGGGTCCACCGACCGGTTCCAGGTCTGCAGGTAGCGGTACTGGAACTCGGTGAACTGGGTAACCTCGTCGTAGATGATGAGGTCATGCGGGCGGCCCTGGTACTTCTGCTCGTCGCCGGGGTTCGGCATCGACCCGTACTCCAGCTGCCGCCCCCCGAATCGCCATATCTTCTCACCGCCGTGGTATTGGTCCTTTCCGCCCAGGAGTTCGGTCAGCCGGTCGGTGATGCCGGTCAGCTGCGTTGCCTCGCGGCGGTAGACGATGCTGACCTGATGCTCCTCCAGCGCGAGGCCGCACACAAAATCTGTCTTGCCGCCGCCTGCGGCGCCACCGTAGAACAGTTCATCAGCCTTGCAGTTCCAGGCGTCCAGCTGCGGCCCCGGGAGGGGCGCCCAGGTCATGATGTCGTCCAACTGGGCCTGCTCCTCTGGGCTCAGCTTCGCCAGGAGCGCCATCGCCTCGTCGACGGTCTGCGGCATCTGGGTCACGCGTGGAAACTCCCGCTGCCTTCGCAGACCGGGCAATCCCCGCCGCCGTCGCACTCGGGGCAGTACCCATCGTCAGTGGCCCCGTCACCTTCGCACTTGGGGCAGTCCCCGCTGCCATCGCACTCCCAGCAGTCCTCGTGGTCTTCGGTACTCATGAGATTCTCTGCCCCACCCGTTGCCCCTTCAGTATCCGCCCCACCTCGGCCCCAACCCGGGCGCGTAGTGGCGCTTTAAAGGCGTCGCTGTGCCCCACTTTGGTGAGACCGGGCAGCAGCGCCTCCAGGTCGATGTTGTGCACGTGAGGCCTGCCCTTTGTCTCCATCCCCCAGCGCCCGGCTGCGCCCCAGGGGTGCTTCCAGAACCAGTTCCAGGGCAGCGCCCGTAGCGCCAGGGACGCCAGCACAGCGGCATCGTGGCTGGCGTGGAAGCACCACACGTGGCGGGCCCTGATGTCGGCGTCCACACGGATGGCCGGGTTGAGGAGCACCGCGTGCGTGAGCGCCACGCCGGGCTTGCGAGACAGCATGCGGATGATGTTACACCCGTGGCTGTGGCCCACAGCGCTGACCATCACCTCGGGCTCATACTCGACCTGCTGCCGGATGTAGTCGGCAGCCGCGCCGGCCACGTTGTCTGCGGTCACCCTCGCGTCAATCAGGAACTCTTTCTTGCGGTCCCAATCGATGACGCGTCTGCCATCCTCGGCCAGCCAGGGGTCCAGCTGGTCCAGCGTAGACGCGCCCTCATCCCCCACATTGAAGCCGTGGAACGTGTGCACATCGTGGGCCCGCTTCAGCGGCACCACGTTCGGATGTATCCAGGTCATCCCCTCCTCACCGGTCACGTTCTCCCTCCAGGTCATCTAGGTAGTCTGTCATGTGATGCAGGGCTGCGTCCCAGCCCTCCCGATAGGCGCGAGAGAACAGCCAAGAGTGTAGGGGCGACGTCCACTCGCTCATCTTGGCGAGCCCAGCGTCCCATTCCCTCTGCCGGATGGCGCCGCACTTACGGCACCAGTGGACCACACCGGGGCCTCTCACGATACGGTCGTAGCCGTCATGGTCGCACTGTTTCACGTGAAACCCCGTGGGTACTTCGCCGGGATTCGCCGCCGGTGGTCATTCTCAATCTCTTCAAGCCGCTCTTTCGGCAGGCAGGCCACACGCGCAACCATAGGGGTGCCCTCAAAATGGTCAGAATACTGACCCTGCAACTCCTCAACCCTGGCGCTGCATTCCTCCTCGCTCTGATACCACCGCTCTGGCTGTTCCACCATCACGTTGCAGTTCACAAAACGCGGGCCTTGGGGCGTCATCACCGCCAAGCACACGGCCATCAGAATCTTGAACATGTCGGCACCACCCAGCTGCGAAGCTTTGTGCGAAAGCAGCGAACGGGTCGGAGTGACATTCGGCAGCCCTTCCACCTATTCAGAAGGGGCAACCGGTGAGGACGACCCGTCCGCTACTGCAGAAACCCTAGCACAGGTGATTCAGCTGCACCAACGCTCTCCGCTTCAGTGCCCCTCATGATGGCGAGCAGTTTGGTGGCCAACACCAGTTTGTCGCTGTTCGGGCCCTTTAAAGGCTCGCCATCGGCGCCGGCTATCTCGACCGCCTTGAGGTCCGGCAACACCTTGGACAACAGCCGCAGCTGAATGTCCATCACCTTGCCGAGCGCGGCTGTGCGGTCTTTTGACAGCGGCACCCAGGTCACTTGCTTTGTGGCCGGGTCGGTCACGGGCTCACAGCCTGAGAGCAGCACTTGTGTGCAGTGCTCTATCCGGCTCAGTATCCGCTCACCATCTACACGTTCTCTGAGTGCTTCACGCACCCTAGTTGCTGCGCTGTTCATCTCACCATAGTCTCCTCTAACTCAGCTTTCAGTGCAGTCACGAAGTCACGACTTCACCATTGCGCCGTAAGGAATTCTCGGTCACAAAACACACACCGAAAACTCTCTCACATCAATTTCCCATTTTACGTGACTTCGTGACTTCACCCGGTGCATCACATTGATTGCCCTGAAGAAAAGCGAAGTCATGAGCCACAGCGCTCATGACTGCAAAGCCACTTTGGTGACTGCACTTCTCCTCTCACGAGAGGAGAAGCCAGTCCCGCGATTCTCTCAGCCCCCACTCCTCCACATTCCGCAGGGCAACAAGCCTCACTTTGTTGGGTTGCCTCGCTCCCGCTCTCGGAGGATTCACCCTTCGGTGCGGCATCGCCAGCTGGTCAAGAGCGGACAGCAGCCTGCGTTCAGTCATCGGCCTACCGCGCACATCCTCTCCCGCGAGAATCAGGTCCTCCCGCACCCTCGCTAGCAACTCTCGCACATCCACCACATCCGGCAGCTGGGCGGTCTCCACCACCCTCAGAACCGACCGCGCAACGTCCGTCAGACTCGACTCCATCACCTCCGCCTTCCACGCGGTCACCGGTGGTGGCGCCTTCGGATTGAACTCGCTCACGTCAAAACCGTACAAAAACCCGGCCACAGCCTGAGCCACGGTGTGGCCGCCCAGGTTCGCCTGTGACTCCTCAAGCCACCGCCACATGGCAGCAGCTGTCTCCTCCCGCATGCGCCGCCCAGGCGCCCACAGCATCGCACACCGTCTATCGTCCTGCTCCAGCACCATCGCGTTCCGGTGGTTGGTCATCGCCAGCACCTGAACGATGTTGGGTATCTCAATCGCGTTCATGTTCTTGAGAACAATCGACAGCCGCATGGGAGGCGCCGCGCCGTAGGGCTTCAGGTTGTTATAGACCACGCTTGCGCGTGCCCTGTCCCAATCGCTGCTCGCGAGTTCCTCAATCTCCAGCACCTTCGCGTGCTGGACATCGGGGTCGAAGTTGCTGTCTAGCACGTTCTGCCGCACCGACTTGATGTTGTCGCTCCCCAGGGCCGCGTAGACGGGCTGCAGGGCGAACCCCTTACCCGAGCCCTGGTTCCCGCCCAGGACCAGCATGTGGTTAATTTTCTGCTCCGGGAACTGGACCATGTGGGCCAGATAGGAGATGAGGTGCAGACGCTCTGCCTCGGGCAGCCTGAGCCCGTCACGCAGATGCAGCAGCCAGGGCTTGATGTCGGACGCGGTCGCGTCCAGCTTCGGGTTCAGGCCACGCACAGGCGCCCAGGTGTTCAGCCTCGGCTCACCGGTGGTGGTGTCGCGCGGGAAGCGCCAGCCGCCCATCGTACGGTCGGCCTCGTCGAACAGCGGGCTGTGTGGATTGATGGGCAGGTAGGTCATCTGCGACACGCGCGGCATCAGACCGTCGTTGATGAACCGCTCGCGAGCCTCAGTGCCGTGCATGTTGCCGAAGGCTGTGGGCGTCAGGAAGCAATGCTCCACGCTATCCCAAACCCTGTCCTGGCGCGCCACGTACACGTAGCGTGCGGCAAGTCCCTTGCCCTGCTGCGCCTCCCGCCTCGCCTGCTCCTGCTCCGCGTCATGGCCCTGGCGCACACGCTTCAGTGTGTTACGAAGTGGCACCAGCTTCATGCCCACAGCCTGCGCGAGGGCGCCCAGCACGAGGTCCTCCTCGTGCGGCATCAGCGACATGATGGCGATGTTGCTAAGCGCCGCGTTGACCTTGTCGTACTGGCCCGGCAGCAGGCCCTGCACGTGCGCCATCGCTGCTTTAAAGGGGTCAACCTCAACCGCAGCCTCCTGCGGCTGTACCACGGGAAGCGGAACAGAGGCCCCGCTTTGTTCCGTTTGTGGCATCTCGGTGTGGTACGCCACCCCAGTGTCCGCGAACGGGTTCAGAGGGGTGCAGGGCATCACGCAGTAGGCCCAGAGCCACTGCGCCGCGCTGTCGCCCCCTTCAGGGCGCCGGCTATCCGCCATCGCCACATCCATGCACCAGGGGTTGTCGACCATCGCCTGCAGCACGCACTGCGGCGGCAGCTTCATGTGGTGCAGCGCTGTGGCCACACCATAGATAGCCTCCGACCGGGTGTCGTACTCGCCGAGGTCGCCATCGAACCAGAATGGCTGGACCTTGGGCGGCAGCCTCAACTCGACCCAGAAAGGTGGCTCATACCGCGTATCCTTCCAGTCTGCCGGCAGACGCTGGTCGCCCCTCGCTTTGGTCACGCCCTGGCTTAGCTGCGCCATCAGACTCTCGACCACAGTGTCTACCACGGGCCCAGGCAGCTGCTGGCCCACTACCCGGAGGTAGGGCCCGTTCTCCAGCACCGAGGGTGGCGCCACCACGTAGCTGCCGGTGCCCTGGATGTCGAGCCCCAGGTCCGCACGCTTACGGTTGCCCAGCGCCTCACTGTATGGCAGGTAGATGTGCGCGCCCTGCGAGGGCGTGCGGATGTGGTCGTATTGACTCTGCCAGTCAGAGCCCAGCAGGTTGGCCGCCAGCGCCATGCCGGGCTTGCCGTCCTTGCAGTCGAAGTCCAACACGGTGATGCCGGACGGGGCGCCACAGGCGATGGCTATGTTGGCGTCCGGCATCCTCTCCCACCATGCCCGTATCACCTCCGGGTCACTGGTCGCCTCCATCGGCCAATGGAAGCCGGCAAACGGAACTTTGCTGTTGGGCTGCAGCGGGAACACTGCGTAGCCCAGGCTCGCGTACTTTAAAGCGGCATTGAGCCGCTGATTGTTATCTGGCACTATCCCTCCCCGTGGCTTTTTTCATGGCAGCCACACCGTAGCTTCCTCCTGGAGATTAAGGCCCGCGCACTGCGGGCCTCTTTTTTCTTTCACGCCCTCGGCCTCGTCCTCCGCCGTCGCTCTAGCAGCCACAAGACCAGCTGCGCCCACACCGTGCATTTAAGGCCGCCAGTGCGGCCATTCATCACCGAGCGGATGGTGCTGCCCGGCACACCGGACTGGCGCTCAATCTCCAGGCTGCTGAGCCCGGTGTCCACGATGCGGTCCTTTAACCAGGGCATGGGGTGCTCAAGCGCGACCGCCGGCAGCCGGTAGGTCAGCGATTTTGGTGGTCTCTTCATTTTGTCACTCCTAATGTCCGAATGCGGCAGGGTGCCGCGTTGATACGCCTGCGTCAACTAGGCCTTTAAAGCTATGCCAAACAGGTTTGGCTGACCCAACATAATCGGTATGGCTTTAAAGGCTCAAAATTGCTGACACAACGGTATCAGTCTGTATAATGGGAACC